GCGACCACGACGGTCCTGTACACGATCCAAGCGAGGCGCTGATGAGCGAGCACAAGAAGGCCTCCGCCCTTGGCACAGCAGCTTTGATGGACATCATCTCGCGCGCCCAAGCCACACAGGCTGCCGTCATCCGTGGAGCTCCCCAGGAAGAGCTGGAAGCGATCCGCCGCGAAACCCACGACCTCGTCGACGCCTACCTCGACCACATGACGTCCGCTGCGACGCATGTCCGGGCCTTCATCGAACCCTAAATGCCTCGCAATCTGACGCCTCAGCAGCTCTTCAACGAGCTGATGGAGAGGCATGAGCCGGCCCTGGCGAAGGCGTTCATGCGGGCGGTCGAAGACCTGCGCTCATATGTCGATCACCAGCGCCTTTTGGCGGCTCTGGCAGCGGGGGACATTGAAGGCGCGCTCTTGGCCCTCAATCTCGACGACGCCGCCTTTGACGACTTGCTTGAGGCGCTGAGGGACGCCTTCCTCGATAGTGGCCGCGAGACGCTGGCGAACCTTCCGAACAGGGTCGGATCGGTCCGCTTTGGCGGCCGCAACCCACGCGCTGAGGCTTGGCTCAGGGACTACTCCGCAGAGCTCGTCGCCCGCATCACAGACGATCAGCGCCGGGCTATCCGACAACACCTCGTGGAGGGAATGGAGGCCGGCACCGCGCCGCGCTCGCTCGCTGTTCGGATCGTTGGTCGCACCAACAGGGCAACCGGCAAACGCGAGGGCGGCATCCTTGGCCTTTCAACGCCGCAGGAACGCTTTGTCGCCTCCGCTCGGCAAGAGTTGGCGTCGGCTGATCCGACGCTTCTGAAGCACTATCTGACGCGCACGCGTCGAGACCGCCGTTTCGACCGATCAATCACCAAGGCGATCCGCGAAGGCCAGTCCGTCGACCCGGCAATCGCCGCCAAGGCGCTGACCGCCTACGAGCGCCGCCTCCTTCAGCTCCGAGCCCAAACCGTCGCCCGCACAGAGGCTATGACCGCCCTGCATGAGGGCCAATACGAGAGCCTCCAGCAGTTGGTCGACAGCGGAGCGGTTCAGGAGAACCAGGTCCGCCGCGTCTGGAGATCAGCCAGCGACCTCCGCGTGCGGCACACCCACGTCGCTCTGAACGGCGACAGCGTCGGCCTGCGCGACACCTTCAATAGCCCGAGCGGCGCCCGCCTCCGCTTTCCCGGCGACCCCCTTGCTCCGGTGTCTGAGCGCGTCAACTGCCGTTGCTGGTGCGAGCCCAGGATCGACTTCTACGCCAACCTGAGGTGACCCATGGCCACATCCTTCAGCTCGGTCATTGGCGATTGGGCGAAGGGCGTGGAAGGCGCTGTCGAAGCCGTCGTTCATGGATCGACGCTGGAAGTAGCGGCGATCATGCAGGTGCCTGGCCCGTCGGTCGCCAATCCGTCAGGTGGAGAAGGCGGCGCAATGCCGGTTCAGGATGGCTTCCTGCGCGCCTCGCTCGTGGCGACACACAGCGGCGACTTTCCGGCAGCGACCACCAAGCCAGATGGCGAAGGCCGATACAGCTACAGCCCCGGCCCTGTGAACCTGTCGATCATCGGCTCGCCCGTCCCTGGCCGCGTCACCCTCACCTACACGGCGAACTACTCCCGCTTCATGGAAGTCCGGTACGGCTTCGTACGCCTCGCTGCTCAGCGCTGGCCCAGCATCGTATCCGAAGAAGTCGCCACGGCTCGCGAAACCGTCGCCCGCAACCGGAGCCGCTGATGCCTGCCATGCATGAAATCGCGGACGCCCTGCTCAAGCGCTGCGAAGACCTCGAAGTCGGCACACCCAGCCTCCCGGTGGCGATGCCCGACGTTTCGTTCACACCGCCGCAGGATGGCAAATACCTGTCGGTGACGTTCCGCCCGAATGCTCCCCGCTGGGAGGGCGTCAACCAAGGCCGGATCGATCAAGGCCTGCTCCAGATCGACGTCGTATGGCCGAAGGACGCCGGGGTCCTCGCCCCCATGCGTATCGCAGACGCCGTCATGGCGCGCTTTCCCAAGGGCCTCCGCCTGGCTCCCGGCATCAAGATCACCGCAGCGCCGTACGTGATGCAGCCGCTGCTTGAGGGCAATCGAACGATCTGCCCGATCACCATCAGCTGGGTCGCCTGATCCACTGACCGCCCCAAGGCCGAGATAGGCGCCGGCTTCCAACTGAAAAGGAGGCCTCCATGGCCATCAACACCACTGCCGGCGCCACCGTGTCCATTGGTCCGGCCACGACTGCAACGACCGAGGCCGCGCTCTCTGCCCTGACCTACGTCGCAGTCGGCAAGGTCGAATCCCTCGGCGAAATCGGCCCTCAGGCCCAGGACGTCACCTTCCAGCCGATCAGCGGCGATGACGTTCAGCACCTCAAGGGGGCCACCGACAACGGCTCGATCACCATCACCTGCGGGCGTGACCCTCTGGACCTCGGCCAACTGGCGCTGAAGGCGGCTTCCAGGACCAAGCTTCAGTACGCGATCAAGATCGTCGTGCCGGACGCTGCTGATGAAACCGACACCGACAGCGTCTTCTACATTCGTGGGCCCGTGATGGGTGGCCGCACCAACCTCGGCGGCGCCAACGACGTGACGAAGGTCAAACGCGCAGTCGAACAAGCTGGTGATCCGGCCAAGGGCCGTCAGCCTGGGAAGTCCGACCTCGAGAAATCGATCGAAGACACGCTGGCTTACATCAAGGCGCTTCGGGACCTCGCCGCGACCTACGGCATGAACGCCATTGCAGCGAAGCAATATGAGATCGACCAGCGCATCACGGCCGCGGCCACTTCCGATCTAAAGGACGAGGTGCGGAAATACGGCGAGGCCCTCATCGAGAAGATGCGTATCGAGGCTGTCGGCTTGAAGCCGATGCAGAACCAGCTCGACATGCTGAACCTCGAACTGCAGTTGGTCGGCGCCACCAATCGCCAGCGGGCCATTGAGATCGCGCTGCTGACCAAGCGGCAGCAGATGGAGGCATCCGGGCTAAAACCGAGCGATCCTCGATGGGCCGACGGAGAGAACGCCGCCCGCAACATCGGCGAGACACAGGACAAGTTGGCCGTCTCGATCTTCGCCGCAAACGACGCTCTGACCTACCAGCTCGACCTGCTGACCCAGATCGATGACCGCGCCCGCGACGCGGCAGCGGGCATGGCAGACGCCTTCGGCAGCGCAGGTCGCGCACTCGGCGACCTCCTTTCGCTCACAACCAGCTACAGTCGCCGACAGGAAGAGATCTATGTGAGGCGGTCGGAGCTGCTCAAGCAGGCCGGGCTGGACGAGCAGGCCATCTCGCGGATCATCGTCCGCTCCAACGAAGAAAGCGCCGCCGCTCAGATCGCCTACTATGGCGACATCCTGGGCGCGGCGAGAGGCTTCTTCGGCGAGCAGACGGCTGCCTACAAGGCGCTGGCCGTGGCTGAGCAAGCCTATCGAGCCATCCAGTTCGCCCTGTCGATCAAGGCCATGGTCGTCGACGCCGCTGAGACCGGCTCGAAGGTGGCCCAGAGCGCCATCCGCGCGACGGCGTATGCTTCCGAAGCTATCGCCAACGCCTTCAAGTCCATCCCCTTCCCGTTCAACATCGCGGCGGGCGCGGCGACCGCTGCCGCCTTGCTCGCGCTCGGCGTGAAGGTGATGGGCGGCGGCGGTTCGTCGTCCATGCCGAGCTTGCCGACCACGAACACTGGGACCGGCACGGTCCTCGGCGATCCGACGGCGCAGAGCCAGTCGATCGGCAAGTCGGCGGAACTCGCCGAGAAGTACTTCAACCGCGATCTCGCCTACTCAAACGACATGCTGGACGCACTGCGCGCCATCGAGCGCGGCATCGGCGACGTGACCACGGCCATCGCGCGGCAACTCGGCATCGGCGGCAAACTGAGCACCGATGGGCTGGGCCTCGGCTCCACGTCCAACCCAGGCTTCCTCGGCATGTTCTCGTCGTCGCGGTCGAGCTCGTTGGCCGACCAGGGCCTGAATTTCGGCGGTCAGAGCCTCGGCCAGATCATCGAGAACGGCATAGCCGGGTCGTTCTACCAGATCGTCCAGAACACCAAGACGAAGAGCGGATTCTTCGGCATCGGCGGCGGTACGACGACCTGGAACACCGAGACGTCGTCGGGCATCGACGGCGGCCTGTCTCGCGACATCGCCAACCTGCTGGCCAGCCTGAAGGACGGCGTGCTGTCTGCGGCTGGCGTGCTGGGCCTTGAGGGCGCTGAGGCGGTTCTGAACGCCTTCCAGGTCAATATCGGCCGGATCAGCTTCAAGGACATGTCCTCGGCCGAAATCGCCGAGACCCTGACGGCCGTGTTCAGCGCGGTCGGCGATCAGATGGCCGGCGCCATCATGCCGACTCTGACCCGCTACCAGCAGGCCGGTGAAGGCCTGATGGAAACCCTGACCCGCTTGGCCGCGCAGTATCAGG